GGACTTGCTTCGTCTGGTGAGAACTTACTCTCGGCACAAATATCCTCCTTTCAAGGATGGTTTACTTCTTCTTGGGGAGTTTTCGACTTCCACCCTTGGACAGAACGCGAGAGGCAACGCCCTTAGCCTTCCGTTCCTCAGGCGTCATCGGTATAACCGTCTCACCGGGAAGTCCGAGAGTGGTTGTCTCGTCGCCCCAGTCGCCGTTGGCGATGTTTCGCTCAGCCAACTTCTTCAGCTTGTCGATGTCTGCTTGGTTGTTCGGGATCACGACAGACCTCCCATCTCGTTGATCATGGCCTCAGCGCGAGTGATCTGATCTGGGGTCAATCTCGACCGCATCTCCGGAGTGAAATAATGGCCAATCAACTCGGCCATAGCTTCGGCGGGTTCTGTGGCTCCGTATTGGCTGAGCCTGGAAAGCTCCCTGAACGAGAACCCATGCTTGACGAACGTCCTCCTATGAAGAAGCGGATCCGCGACACTCCTCGTATTCCAGCGATCCATGTTCGGCTTGAGGCTAAGAAACTCCCCCGCCGGGGGCAGATCCCCGTGTGCCACCGCGAACAGGTGCCCGATCTCGTGGTAGGCGATATAGTCCTTCTTCCCCAGACCCGGAAGGAAGGACTTGTTCTGCCGAATCACTGCCTGAGTCGGAGCAGAGATCATGTCGTTGTAAAAGAGCCGAGCTTCGCCGCGCCCCATGGGCAGAACGCATGCTTGGGCATCCTTACCCACGGCCGAAAAAGCAGACATCGGAGCAAGCTCGATGTTCATGTTGCGAATAGAAGGGTACTTCTCACGCATCTCCTCGAGCACGCGCACCATGCTGTCGTGCTGTGTCTTGGCGTACGGGTTACTGAACCCATCCTTCGGCAGAAAATCGGCGTAACCCCGAGAGGTGTTGATAACCAAGCTCTCGATGTCGTCGAACTGGGCCGCGGGATTTCCGTGTCCGAGCATACCCAACGGCTTCGTGCTGATCGGACCGTCCTTCAGCGAGGAAATGTCCCAATCCTTAGGTAGCTTCAGACCCCTAAGTTCCTCGATCGCTCTCTGATCCTGTTCCATGTACCTCTTGAGCTTGTCCGCATCCGTGAGCTTGCCCAGACCCTCGCCGAAAGGAGGCGGATTACTTCCCACGTACTTGTTGTAGGCGTAATATCCCGCTCCCGCCGCAGCGACAGCGCCGAACGCGAGAAGCATCTTCTGCTCACGCGTCATACCACTCTTCTGCTCTTGTACTCCAGAGACTCGTCCGGAACCAGTCTCACGACTTCCGGCTCCGATGCCCGGCGTTCCGAGCACTTGCGGCTTGTCGGTTCGTGTGATCTGCCCGACTCGATCTTCGAAAGACGGGATACCTGACGTCTCTTTGACTCCGGCGTCTCGACCCGAGGTCTCTTCCTCCTTGCGCACACCCCAGCGCATTCCCTTCACGCCATGATGCTTCAGCGCCTCCTCAGGAGACGCGAACGGCTGTTGTCTCATGTTGCGTCTCCTTTGAAATATGACTAAAGCTTGACGATGGTGAGAACACCCGAGTAATTCATCCCGAGTTCTTGTGAGTTCTGATCCACCTGGTACTTGAACTTGGCGTTCGCTTCCGAGACGATGGCAACTCCGACCTTGTACGCGCCTCCCGGAGAATATGGCGCGTAGAAGTTGGTCACCAGCAGATCGTCGAAGTATGTTGTGCCAGGATCTTCGGGGTCCGGATAGGCAAGCAGGATCTTGGATCTCGCTTGCCCACTCGCAGCTGCACCATCCAAGTTGGTCCAGCTATCTTCCATCTGGAACATGTAGATGCCCGGAGACGCTGGGATCTCCAGATCTCCAGCATCGAACTCGAAGCCTTCATTGTGCAACACGAACGTGTTACCGAAGGCGATGTCAAGCGGCATGATCGCTTCCGACTCGACCAGCTCATCGGCATGCGAATTGACTCGCAGACTCTGAGAAGCTCCACCACCAGATCCACCGCCGGTGTACGGTGAACCGTCATGATTGAACAGCTTGATGTCGACTTCTTCACGCTGTCCACGACTGCGGCGCTTGAAAATATGCGCCTTGAGTAGCACTAGTCGAACGCCTCCTTTAGAGTTTGGCGATACTGACGAAGCTGTCGAACGTGGCGCTATGCGACGGCGAAAGTGCCTGTGCCACGGTGAGCTTGAAATATCCCTCTTCGGGAGCGACGAACATCTGGTTTCTGATGAACGGAGTTTCCAGATCGGGACCCATCTGATCCAACGCGATTGCGGTGTCTACCCAGTCGTCTTCGCCGTAGTAGAACAACAAACGCGCGTTGATGTATCCTGTGTCAGCGCTACCGAAGTTAGTCCACTCTCCTCGAAGTTGCACCGAATATAGACCCGCCGGAGCGCCATGGAGTTCGCCGTCCGTGAGCTCGAAACCCTCAACGAGCGGTGCATCGGAACTCCCCAGTGCAACGTCGTGCTCGTTTCCGTCATTCGGAACCGGGTCCATGTTTGCCGCGCCGTGGAACGCTAACGAAGCGCCGCCGCTTCCTCCACCGCCGAGTTCGACATCGGTGTCGTCCATGTTGAACAGCTTGATCTCGACTTCTTCACGTTCACCGCGACTGCGCTTCTTGAAGATATGCGCCTTGAGTAGCATCAGTCAAACGCCTCCTTAGTTGCTTTCCAGGCGATGTAAGCGTCCATCATGGCCGCCACGTTATCGATCTTCTCTTCTTGGCGCTTCTTTAGGAGCTTCCGATTACCGTTGGTGTCCTCCAGGGTAATCGCGTTACCCATGGCAAAGGTCATCAAAGACTGATCAAATATGAGACCGCGATCCTCGGAGATCTTCTTGAGCTCTCCAAGGGGAACCGACTCGGTCTTCGCGCCCTGAATCACCTTGGTGATTCCGTACGGGCCATTCTCCATCTCCCAACGCCCGACGAACTCCTTGGCGTTGTACGGATCGTAGCCAAGTGTGCGCACGTCGTACTCGGAAGCGATGATGAATGCGTCGAGATCATCGTAGATCTCTTCCCAGTCCAGCACCGTGCCGCCCATCACGTGCAGCGAACCTTCCTTGATGAACTCCTCGTACTTCAAGCGCATCGCGGACTGAAGTAGCATGAGCGTACGTTCAGTAATATAGGAGCGAGTCTTCACTCCGTACTTGTCATCACCCAGAGGGAAGAGGAACGTGAACGCCCAGAAGTCGTCGCCCTGAGAAGCGTCCATTCCCAACGAACAAGGCATCTGCCAAAAGTCGCGAAGGCGATGCGGCAGAGTCTCCTCGTACGTGAAGAAGTAAGTGTAGCCTTCCATCGGAATGCCGAAGCGCTTGGCGAGAATATCGTTACGCGCTGCAGGCGCCTTTTCGGCGCGTTCGACGTCCAGCTGGTAGGTCTCGTAAGTAACTGTCTGCCCGAGGTTGGGTTGGGCCTTCAACCACATGGCCGGATCAGCCACTTCTTCCAGGTCATCCAGCTTGTAATGCCAGATGGCCACGTGCGGAGCCTGATACTCACCCTTGAGGATGTCCATCAGTTCCATTTTGATTGTGTCACCCGAACCGTTACGAACGGTGCCCTCGGATGAGATGGCGATGATCAAGTAGTCGTCCAACTTGGACGCTCCCTGCTCCACCGCACCAATGACGTCCTCTCGAAGGTCGCCAGACAACCACTCATCGATGGTTGCGATCTTGGTCCTAAGACCCTGAAGCTTGTTGATTGTCATTGGCCGAACCTCAAGCAGAGATCCGGTCAGGAAGTTCTCGACACCCTTCTTGGTTGCGGCCAGTTTCTGCCGCAGCATTCGACTACCCGTGGTGTTCTGCAAAGAACCCTCGGTAAGGAACTTGAACAACGGGCCCCGAGCACGAGTAATGGCAGTGCGGAAGGGCGACATGACCTCTTCCGCCTGCTTCATGGTCGGAGCCGTTGTGATCTGATGGGTCGTCGTAGTATCGACGGTAAGGAAGTACGCCTGCACCAGAGCTGCGAACATCGACTTGGCTCCACCTCGTGCCACAATGAGGTAGAACTTCTTGATCAATCGAACGCGAATCGTCCGCTTCTCGTAATGCCCTCCGTGATTACCGTCTGAGGGAACGTAGACCGACCGCTCCACGAAGTAGTACCAACCGAAGATCTGTTCGGCCCATAGCTTGAACGTGAACAGGAGGTGGAGGTTTGATCCGTCTGTAAGGGTCATCTCACCCTCGCAGAAGCGAATGAAACCCTCCACCACCTGATCATCGTAGTAGATGTTGGGATTGGCGATGAGCGCATCGATGCGGTTCATCTCCATGGAGATCTCGCGGTTGACAGGAATGTCTCCGCTAACGACGGCGTCACGGAACTGTCCGTAGTACGTCGGTGTTACTGTGTTGGACAGCGCCATGACTCCCTCCTTTCCCTCTACTGCTTCTTTTTGCCACCACCCTGGCGACCGGTCGCCGTTCGGAAGCCTTCCTTCGCGATCGACTTGGTCTCGCCCTCGATGAGCTCGCGGACGAACTTGTTGCCCTTGCTGCGGGTGGCACGGGTGACTCGATCTTCGAGCTCGATACGACTGGCGATCTGCTGGAGCTCCTTGTTGGTGAGCGCGTGCGGACCGCTCTTCTTGAGCTTGGCGGCAGCCTGAGCGACCGCGATGGCATCCTCGGTCGCGTCGTGGTTCTCGCCACCTGAGACCTTGATCTTGGTCTTGCGCTTGGCGCCCGGAGGCACGATCGTGCGTGCGGTCGCAGCCACCGGAAGTGGCGTTGAACGTTCGCTCATTCTGCGGACACCCCACTGCATGCCCTTCACGCCGTAGTGCTCGAGGAACTCCTGGCCGAGATCTGCGGTGCTCATGGAATGAGCCGCGGAATCCGGATCCTTCTGCTCGATGCCCTTGAACTTGAAGCCAGAAATATGGCCCGTGGGCTCTCGTTCGACCTTACCCGAGAACTCGAGTGTGACCTCGAACTCGATCTCATCATCAGCGGCGTGCTTGACTTCCTGGAGCCGCTTGGCGATAGGAGTCGGACGACCTTCCTTCGCCGTGATGTTGAAATCCCGGCCATCGTTCTTGAACGTCACATCCAGATGCTGGCGCATGCTGGTCTTGTTACCGATCGCGTTCGCCGACTGTCGGTACGCATCCTGCATCATCTTCGTGACGTCAGCGTCGTAACGCTTCTTCGCCGTGGGATTCTTGGTGAGATCACCTGGGTACTTCTTGTTGAGGTCGGCGATCCCCTTGTTGATGGTCGTCTGAGCTCCGTTGTGGATCTTGACGAAGTTCTTCTCCGAATGGGCACGAGCGGCAAACCGCTTCTCGTCCATGTCGGCGACCTTCGCCCCCGCAGCACGCGCTGCACCACGCACCAGACGAACATTGGCTGGAATGGCGAACAGACCGAGCGGCGGAACCATGGGCAGTAGAACCGACTTGGCGATGTCCAGCCCCAGGTCATGTCCTTCCGGATCGAACATGGACTTCTTCGTCTCGCCCTTACGACCAGTTCGAGCGTGTTCCTTGCGTTCACCCCAGTGCATGCCCTTCACACCGTAGTGCTCGAGAATATGGTCGCCCAGATCCATCGCCTGCTTGATCTCGGCAGTCACGGGCTTGGTACCGGTGATGAAACCGGCATCGTCCATGAGAACTTCGAGGAGCAGCGGTTCGTCCTTGCCATCGGCATGCTTGGCTTCGCGAGTGCTGACTTCCCAGTAGTACTTGGACGTCGGCAGATCGCCACCCTTCTCACGAATGGTGTATTCGCGAGTGCCGGAAGCGTTCTTCATCTCGTTGGCCGTGGACTCCAGCCGCCGAATATAGGTCTCCCGCACTTCTTTGCGGTAGGCCTTGGTCATCGCATCCGTCGGATGAAGGAGTCGATTCCTGAGCTTCGAAGCGCGAGCGTACTCGGGCTTGCTCTTGATTCCGGGAAGATCTCTCTTTCGAAAGTTCTTCTCGGCGCCCTCGACGACCTTCTCCTTGGCCACGCTGTCGGTCTCGAGATCCTCGTGAACCTCGCTCTTGCGAGGACGAGTGTTCGCCTCGAACTCGACATCACGCGCGAACTTGCTGGCCTCACGCACTGCTGCCCCGAGCTTGCTGGGGCTTGATGAAGCGGCTCGTTCGACGTCATCACGATGCACACCCCAGCGCATGCCCTTCACGCCGTGATGTTCGATGAATTCGCGACCGCGATCGATCTCGTGACTCGCTGAGGCTTCTTCGGCCGTGTTCATCTCGAGAGTCTTTCCGGTCTCGTCATCCCATCGCAGAACGAAAGAAATAACCTCGTCCTCTTCGGCAGCATGCTTGATCTTGGCGGCATCAACGATCTCGATGCCTGAACCATCCTTGCGCAGCTGAGCCACCTTCTTACCCGACGGGCTCGAACCGTGGACCTTCTGAACCGCCAAGCGATTGCCTTCCATGGTGAGGTCGTTGACCTCCTTCAGGTACGCCTTGGCGGCCTTGCTGTCGGGATGCGTGTTGAGGTTGATGTTCTTGTAGGCGGGCTTGCTGTTGATCGCCTCGATGCGCTGGTTGAAGTGGGAAGCCATCTCGTTGTGCACCTTGACTGCACCGGGCACGGTGTAGATCTGCTTCTCCCACTTCATGTCCTTCTTGGCCAGCTTCTCCTCTTTGATGACCGCTTGGTTGTGAGTGTTGGCAGCGCTCCACTCACGACGGAATCGCGGAGAGAGGAATGCGCCTACGCCCACGCCCGCGACGTACAGAGCAACCGACGAGTTGCTGATCGTGGCCCTGTTGTTGCGCTCGTTGATGCGAATATGTCCGCCACCCGCGAGTTCTTCCTTGCGG